TAGATTTTCTAATCAAGAAGATTTTAATACTTATACTCCAACAGCAACTAATACCGCAGGAACTTTTAGATTAGATAAAGGAAATGAAATTATGGGAGCAGTATCTGGTAAAGATTATACATTAGTATTAACAGATACTTCTGCTTATGTAATTCAATTTGTTGGACCACCTTTTACATTTTCTGTTAGACAGGTGGGTACTAACTGTGGATTGATTGGACAAAACGCATTGAGTTATTCTAATGGTATTGTGTTTTGGATGTCAGGTGAAGGTGGATTTTTTATGTTTGATGGTACTGTAAAATCTATTCCTTGTGAAGTTGAAGACTTTGTATTTACCACAACAGGAGATAATTTAGGAATTAACCAAAGTTCAAATCAATTAGTTTATGCAGAACATAACACATTGTATAATGAAATTAATTGGTTTTATCCTAAGTTTGGATCTCAACAAATCAATAGATGTGTAGTATACAATTACGCAGAAAATGTTTGGACTACCTCGTCACTAGCTAGAACTAGTTATATAGATCAAGGACTTTATGAATTGCCTTATGCAACGGAATATAATTCAACTGCTTTACCTAACTTTCCAATTCAAGGTATTACAAATTTTTATGGTGCATCAACTTACTATGCTCATGAAACCGGAACTGATCAAGTAAATAGTTCTGGTACAACATCAATTGATGCCTTTATACAATCCGGTGATTTTGATATTACTAACTCCAATAATATTGCTAATTTACAAGGAGATGGTGAGTATATAATGTCGGTTAAAAGATTTATACCCGACTTTCAAGTGCTTACTGGTAATTCAAAAATTACCTTGTTAATAAATAATTATCCAAATGATACAGCTGTAAGTTCACCTCTTGGACCTTTTACAGTAACTTCATCTACTGATAAAATAGATACACGTGCTAGAGGAAGACTAGTAGCACTTAAAATAGAGAATGATGCTATAGGTGAGACCTGGCGTTATGGAACCTTGCGATTAGATGCTAAACCAGATGGAAGAAGATAATGGCTAAGATAAATGCATATATACCTGAACCAAAACAAGAATATGATGTAGAAAATCAAAGACAAATATTAGAGTCTTTAGCTACCTTACAAAATCAACTTAATTTTTCTTTTCAAAATGACTTGAAAGAAGAACAAGATGCATATAATTACTTTTTATCCTAATGACTATACAATATAAAAATCAAGGTTTTAAACAAGCTGATACATCTAAAACAACGGTGCTTACTTGTCCTACTGATGGAGCAATCATCGTTAAAAGTATCTATTGTGCAAACAACGATGCATCATCAGCTATTATAATAAACATGAATTTTGTTGACTCATCGGATTCAAATACTGAGTATGAATTTTTTCGTGATGATTTAGCGGCTAAATCACAAGTAAACGCCTCGCCTCAAGGCTTGAATTTAGAAGCGGGAGATGCTATAACAGTAACAGCAGCTACAGGCAGTAATAAAATACAGGGTCTGATAAGTTATGCTTTAATAGACAGGTCACAACAGAATGGATGATATCTTAAAAATAAACTGCACTACAACAGTAGTGTTAAGAAATACTAGAACAAATAAAGTATATAAAAACGAAGCAGAGAAAGATGCTGATATAGCAGATCCTAATACTGAAACAGTCGCAGAGCATATTGCTCAAGATTTAACAGTACAGGTATCTCCGAAAGGATTGAATATTTTACAGAAAGTTATGAATGAAAATAAGAAATCAAACACCTAAAGGTGGAACTGAATTACAATTAAGTTTTTTAAATAAATACGTAGACAAAAACTTATTGAACAAAGTTCAAATTTGTACTTCAATACCAGGTAAAGTTCCATTAGACCCAAACAAAGTAAATATACTTTGGCAAAAAAATTCTTACGATCAACCTAATTTATATCCTTGGTTTAAAAATAAAGCTAATCACCATAAGTACGATTGGTATGTATTTAATTCTCACTGGAATCATGAAAAGTTTAGAATGATGTTTGGTCTACCTACTGAAAAATGTATTGTTATAAAAAACGGTGTAGACAAAATAGAACAATCAAAACCTTACCAAAAAGGACAACCCATAAAAATCATACATCAAAACACTCCTTGGAGAGGTTTATCTGTTTTGTTAGGTGCAATGCAGCTAGTTAAAAACCCATTAATTACTTTAGATGTATATTCATCTTGTGAAGTTTATGGCAAAGATTTTATGGATAAAAATGACAAAGATTACAAAGCTCTTTATGATCAAGCGGAATCTTTACCTAATGTAAATTACATTGGTTATAAACCAAATGAATATATTAGAGAAAATATAAAAAATTATAATATGTATGTGTATCCTAGTATATTTGAAGAAACTTCATGCATATCTTTATTAGAGGCAATGTCCGCTGGATTATACAGTATTGTAACAAACTATGGAGCTCTGTTTGAAACAGGCGCAGAGTTTCCAATGTATGTTCCTTATGACAGTAATTACAAAGCTTTAGCTGAAAAATTTGCTTATGGCATAGATGCTGCATCAGCAACACTTCATGAAAAAGTAATACAAGACCATTTAACCACGCAAGCTAGCTATACACAATTTTATTATTCTTGGAATAAACAAGCTGCTTCATGGACTAACTTTTTACAAGGAGCAATCAATGCCAAAGCCAAATGAACCTATATGGTTTAACCAGGACAAAACAGTAACTCCGAATGGAGATACTTATCAAACCATTAAAACCAATAAAGTAGAAAATAACGTAACTGAAATAAATATAGGAGAACAATCACCATATAAAATAATGGTATGCACTCCTTGCCATAGTGATGTAAGTATGCATTATTGTCAGGCTGTTTTAAAATTTCAACAAGCATGTTGGGCTAAAAAAATACAATGCAGCTTTACATTATTAAAATCATCTTTGGTTACTCAGGGTAGAAATTTATGTGTTGCAGAAATGTTAAATCATCAAGATAATTATACTCATTTATTGTTTATTGATTCTGATATTGATTTTAATGCTGAAACTATTTTTAAAATGTTAGATTTTGACAAAGATATAATTAGTGTTCCTTATCCTATGAAAATATTAAGTTGGGATAAAATGTGGAGAAGACTTAATTTAAAAGAAAATGCAGTCACTGATGCTGATGATTTAGCTAAAGCAGGTTTTACTTTTCCAGTTAAAGTAGAGGACCCTAATTCAGTAATCGTGGACCGAGGACTTATGGAACTAACTCACGCTCCGACTGGATGTATGTTAATTAAAAGAGAAGTTCTTGAAAAGATGATTAAAGAATATCCTCATTTAGAGATATTTCAACCTACTAACATTAATGGTAAAGAAGAGAAAAAAGATAATATGTATAATCTATTTGATACTTTACATGACCCTGTTACTAAACGTTACTTCGGCGAAGACTTTGGCTTTTGTCAAAGATGGACAGATCTAGGTGGTAAGGTTTATGGCTATATAAATGACTATATAACTCATGTAGGAGAATACTCTTATTGTGGTCGTTTTAGAGACGATTTAGAACAAGCAGTTAAACCTGTCAAAAAAGTTGACGATAGCAAAAAAATCAAATAAAGTATCACATTTACAGGATTTCTACGCCTGCTTAACAATATAAATTTATTTAAATTATGGCGATATCTAGATCTTTAATGAACAGACAATTACGAGCAGATGGTGGCATTATGCAAGTTGCCCCTAGAGAAAAGTTTGGCTTAGGTAGTAAGCTTAAAAAATTTGTTAGAAAAATTATACCCAATGAAGTAGCAGATATAGCAGTCAAAGCTGCTCCTTTTGTTGCTCCTTTTAACCCGGCAGTTGCAGCAGCAATGTCAGGACTAGGTAGTTTTGATCAAACCGGTAGCATTGGAGACTCATTAAAAAGTGGAGCTTTGACTTACGGATTAGGTCAAGGTGCTAGATATTTAGGTGGAGCAGGTTTTCAAGGTAATCCTTTTGCTGCAGATGGCGGAGCTTTTAGAGGTGGACTAGAAGGACTTAAAGGAGGATTTACTTCACCTTTAGGAAACCAAACAGGATTTAAATTAGGTAAACCCGTTCAAGAAGTTCAAGGTGTAGGTATAGATACTAGAGTGCCTCCAGGAGCAGGGGAAGGATCAATTGATTTAGTTACAGGTGGAGCTGATGGCGTTGGTATAATAGCGGACAAATCTATAGTAACTAAAAATAATCCTGGATTTTTAAAAGATTTATTTGATGGAGTAAGTAATCAAAATTACGGTAAGATTGCTAAAACAATTGGAGATGGAGCTAAAAAATTTGGTAAGTTCATGTTTACAAATAAAGATGGTTCTATAGATAAAGCAGCAGTAATGGGAGCAATAGCTTTTGCTGGATCATACGCAGAAGCCAGAGCATTAGCTGCTGAAACTGGAGTTGATGAAGATTTAACTGAAGAAGAATATAATGAAGCACTTAGAGATGAAAAAAAAGAAGAGTACGCAGGTTACTTAACTAACTTCTTTGGTGGTGTAAAAGATGGTGGCAGAATAGGGTTCGAGTCTGGTGCGAATGAAATGATAAAAACACAATTACTGGAAGAGATTATGCCTGACACAAGCACAGAAGACTTTGTAATTATAATGACGGAAGATGGACCAAGAATGGTTTTAAAATCTAACCTACCTTCTGAGTCTATGATGATGGATACTAGTACAGGATTTGGAACTAACATTACAAGAGTAGATAGAAAATTTGGTTCACCTAAAGAAGGTGAGTCGGAAATAGGTATTATGTCAATCGACGTTGAAGCAGGTGATGACGAAGACGAAGAAGATATGGATATGGCTGCAGGTATTAATTTTAGCAGACAAGAAAAATCATATTTATTTAAAAGACTAGGTGGATCCGGTGGATCAGATAGATCCTATACTATGCCTAACCTATACAGAATATTAAGTAATCCTGGTAGATATCCAGAAGATGCAGCAATATTAAAAGAGATTGCAGTTATGGGATTAGGAGAAAATAGAGCTGATGGTGGAAGAATAGGGTTTAGTGAAGGTATGGATGAAGCAAGACAACTTTTACTAGCTAAAAAATATACAGAATTATTAAGAGAATATTCTGAAGCAGGACTACCTGATGCAGATTCTAGAGCAATGAAAGAAGCTAACGAATTTGTTAGAGATTTTAAAATGGCAGACGGCGGAAGAATAGGTTACAAAGGTGGTGCTAACAGAGTATCAGAACTATTAATCTTAAGAGACGAGTTAATTGGTAAAGGTGAAGATGTATCTGACATTGAAGCAGAGATATTCCAATTAACAGGTAAGACTTTCAGATCAGTTGGTGGCATAAGTGATGTGCCTACAGGTAAAATAAGAAAAAATAATGCTGGTGTAGTTGAGAGAGATTACAGAGATGAAGGTGGTTTTGTACCAGTCGGTATTAAAGAAAGAGCCGATGATGTACCAGCTATGTTATCTAAAAATGAATTTGTAATGACTGCTGATGCTGTACGTGGTATAGGTAATGGCAGCGTTGAAGAAGGATCTAAGAAATTATACAACACAATGAAAAAAGCAGAACAAGTAGGTAAAGCATAATGGCTACAGATTATACACAAACAACGAGACGAGCTCCTTTTATAGAAGCTGCTCAAGAAAATTATATTGATTTATTAACGCAACAAGTTGGTAGAGCTCCAGGCTCTGCCGGTGTACCAACGTTAGCGGAACTTGGACCACAGGTTGCAGGTCAAAACGTTTTAACTCAAGCTGCGCAACAACAAGCAGCAACTCAAGCAGGACTAGGTCAATTAACTTTTGATCCTACAACAGGAGCCGTAACCGGTGTTGGAGGAGGAACAGGAGTTGCAGGTTATCAACCTTTCTTAGATCAAGCGGCAGCTTATTCTGGCCCACAAGCTTACCAAGGTTTTATGTCACCTTATCAACAACAAGTGATTGATACAACTCTTGCAGAATTTGATACGCAAACTGCAAAAGGTGTACCACAACTTGCAGCTAATGCTATTCAAGCAGGAGCTTTTGGTGGAGGTAGAGAAGGTGTGGCTCAAGCTCAGTATGCATCTGATGCTGCACAAAATAGAGCTTTACTACAAGCACAATTATTAGGTCAAGGTTTCACTCAAGCGAATCAGTTAGCACAAAACGCATTTGAACAACAAAGAAATTTAGCATCACTACAACCATCATTAGCGGCTTCAGGTGTACAACAATTAGGTGCAGCCGGTACAGGAAACTTAGCCTTCCAACAAGCACAATTAGATGCAGCACAACAAAGAGCACAGTTAGCGTACAATGAACCTTTAAATAGACTCACTGCTTTTGGATCAGGGATAGCTAGTCAGGCAAGCGGATCACCAACAACTACTACTAACACTACACTAGGTGGAGCAGGAACCGTTGGACCTTTATCACAAGCTTTATCAGCAGGATTAAGTGCTTATGGCTTAGGTAGTATTTTTGGAGGAAATTAATGTATTTTAAAAGACCATCATTTAGAAGAGGCGGAAATATTGGTGGAGGCATTATGTCTGGAACCGATATGGGAACTAGAACTGGTTTTCAAAATCCAATGATTGATTTTTTAAACAAGAATATTTTAGGACGTAATACTCAAATAGGAACAACTCCTCTTTCAAATGTTTCTCAAAGTGTTGGAATAGAAGAATTATTAAAAGGAACAGATACCAGAGGAAGTGTTAATACTACACCTCAAACTGTAGAAGAGTTATATAAAAGAAAAGGCGAAAAGCTTAAACGTTCTGGTGACTACATAGGATCATTAGTAGATAATACTTATAGAGATAAAGAAGGTAATTTAAGAGACATAACTACTGGAGAAATAATTACAAGCAGCGCAACTTCTTCAGGTATTGGAGAAATAATTTCTGATGGACCTGCAGGTGATCAAATTACAATGTTAAGTGACGAAGCAAAAGGTGCAGCAACAGAAGCTTTATTAAAATCTTTAGAAGAGAAAAAGAAAAAAGTAGAACCAGGAAGTGATGACAGTTCTATTACTTTAGATCCTTATGCAGAAATTAAAAAAGAAAAAGATTTTTTAAGTGAGATGTTAAAGAATGAAGGATTAGAGAGAGGCGAGGTAGCTTTGATTGCAGCTAAAGCTATTGGAACAGAAGGTACTTT